GAGCATAGGGATCAACCCCTCGCCAAAGCAATCCGCCATGGCCTTCTTGGTCTGGTCGGCAGCCGAACCTTGGATCAACTTGTTTAAGGCCTTGTAAGTAAAGGCCCTTCTTATGTTCATGCCGTACTCTGTCTTGGCCTCTTCCAGCGGTAACGGTTTGCTGTAGCCGAATGTCCGCGGCTCGTAGAGGTTGAAGCGGCAGCGCCTACCAAGGAGTGTGCGGATCTGTCCAAACCGAGCGGCCTGCTGTGACGCGACGTCGGCAAGCCCCTTCACGAAGGGGGCGCTGCTGTGGTGCTTCTGCAGGAGTTCAGTCGCCTCTTCCTCGGTGATACTCAGCTGATCGGCAAGCTTCCCCTTGCCCATGCCGTACATGATCCCAAGGTTCACAACCTTTGCGGACTTACGATCAATGCCTGCGATGTCCGCCACCATCTGGTGCAGGTCCACGTCCTTGGTTTTGTACTCCTCGACGATACGGTCAACCATATCGTGCCTGTGGTCGCCGCCTAGGCTGGCTGCAAAGTGCACAAGCAGGCGCGGCTCCTGGGAGGAATAGTCAAATGACCCCCACTTGCAGCCTTCTTCCGGGACAAACAACCCACGGATCAGCTTCTTGATCTCCGGATCCCGAGCAGGGATCTGCTGCAGGTTAGGGTTCGAAGAAGAGAAGCGTCCTGTCACGGTGCCACCATCGTCGCTACGGAGCTGGTGGAACTCGCAGTGGATGCGGCCCTTGTGGGCATGCCTGAGAATGGTATCGATGAACGTGCTTTCCGCCTTGTCCACCTCCCGTAGGCGCACGATCATCTTGGCAATCGGGTGCTGGTGGGTCTGGAGATACTGCTTCGTGAATGACGGGGCACCCGCTGAAGTCTTGGGATACTGCAGGCCCAGCTCCTCGAACACCACCGCCACAGAGGTCGAGGCCCACGGTTCGACGTCTACCCCTGTCTGTCGTTTGATCTCGGCCTTGAGCTTCCGGTTCTCCTTCTTCAGGTGGTCCTTGGCCCTCGCAGCCTTGTCCAAGTCCACCCGCACCCCAAGCTGTCGCATGTCGCACATCATGGGGATCAGGCTTGTCTCCAGATTCCAGATGTTCCAGAGATCCTGCTCGCTCAGTTCGATCTTAAACCGTTCCCATAGGCGCAGGGTCAGGCCTGCATCCTGCTCGGCATAGCGGCCCACAAACTCAGGCGGCAACTTGTACATCTCTGCCTTAGGGTCGAGACCCCACTCGGCCGCCGCCACACGCAGCAGCTTCTCGTCCTTGCGTTCCCCAATGTAATCCTTACCGAGGTTGTTCAGGCTGTAGGAGAAACGGTTCTCATCCACCAAGGCACCGGTGATCATGGTGTCAATGATCCGCCCTTGAACATTAACCCCTTCCGCGCGCAGCCAGCCCAGATCATAGGTAGCGTTGTGCATGATCTTATCGATATGCGGAGTCGCCAACTGCTTTTGCAGCCAGCGCATGGTCATCTTAGGATCGAGGTTGTGTCCGTTGGCGTGACGAATCGGGAAGTACCCCTCCCAATCTCCAGCGGCCACGGCGACACCAACGATGAAACCATCCTTCCGAACCCATCCCGGGCCAAGGGTAGTTAGATTCGGGTCGCATGTTTCGAGGTCGACGGCGATCTGCTTGTACTTCGTCAGGTCCGGGAACTCGGACGGAATATTCCACGTCAGTTCCCTAGGTTCGCTCATCTGAGCTGCGATGATCTGGTCCTTGGTGAACATCTCATTCTGCATCGAACGACCCTCCCAAAGCGGAATAGCCACACTTGTCGATCCACGAATCTGTGTGGTTCGGGGTCTTGAGGAGACGGCAGGTCTTCACCCAGTCCATCATCAGAGCAACGTGCTGCGCCGTGATCGGGCCGTTGGAACTCTCGATGATGATGTTCCAGCCTTGGGCGATGCGGTCGAAGTTCTCGCGTGCATCACCGTAGTCCTCGGCCCTCTGACCTGAGATCAATTCCTTCGCCGTATCCAGGATATCTTCTCGGTTCATATGTCGTACCTGTACCTCTTACCCGACTCCAGAATGTATAGGTTTTCTCTCGCTCGAGTAACCCCAACATAGAATATTCTATGCTCGTCTTCCGGATGCTTACCTTCCATACAACTCGCTGTCGATCCCGTGTAGACAACGACGTTATCGTCCTCACCACCCTTCATGGCGTGAATGGTGGACAGCTTAATCCTAGGCGGCTCGTCGATGTTCTCTCCACGCCTCTGGATCGCGCGGATGTAGATGCGTTCCTCGTCGCTGAGGTTCGCCACGTCCATCGCATCTCGGTCGATCGGAGCAATCAACCCGAACTCCCGCTGCAGGTTGTCATACGACAACACACCCTCCGGGTCCGCCGCCTCCAGAAGCTTGGTCGCGCCGTGCTTGAGCACCGCCTTTTCGCCACGCTTCGGCACCGCCTTGTAGAACTCCTTGATCCGGTGGAAGGCCACCGAACGACCTTCCTGCAGATCCTTCCACACCGACAGGATGTCCCGCGTCTGCTTGCTCACAGAGGGGTTGCCTTTGATGCTATAGAAGTGACCCCTCTCCCGCAGCGTCTCCGCGATGTCGTTAACGTAGGAGTTGATACGCGCCATGATGGTCCACGATCCTTCGTAGAGAGGGATCTCCACTAGGTTGAACACACGCGATACCGAGCCCACCTCATCCCGAGGCAGGAAATCCTTGGGGATGCGACCAGGGATACGCCGCGACACGTTCTGCGCCACCTCCCAAACGGAGCGGGGCAGACGGTACGACTGCGATAGGACCTCAATGGTGGAAGACGAGTTGATGAAGTCCTCAACATGGACCGCGGTCCAACGGTGGATGCACTGATCGTCGTCACCTGCGATGATGATCCGAGATGAGTTCTCCCCAATCTTCCACACCATCTCCCACTGCAGAGGCGTCAAGTCTTGGGCTTCGTCCACAATCAACAAGTCAAAATTTGGGGGATCTACCTCGTGGACGTACCGATATATCATGTCCGCGAAGTCCACCTTCTGGTTCGCAGCTTTGTACTCTTCGATCTGCCGGTCTAGCTGGTCCAGTTTTTCGAAGTGCAGAGAGTAATCCCCCGTGTAGCTGTATTCCCAGTCTAACGATACCTTCCTGTATGTACGTCGCATCAACGTCTGGAGGTACTTGGCCCCCGAACCTTCAATCGTCGGGATCGGTATACCATCGTCTACCGAGGTGTTGTCCTTCCCGTTCATGATCAATCCTACCTTGTCCCCGATCGTGCGGTAGTCCTCCTTTGACAAGACGTCTGTTCGCATCAAACCGAGGCCGTGATAGCCCATGGCATGTAGGGTCTTGAAGTATGGGAAATCCTTCTGTGTTAGGTTGAACTTCGCACAGGCGCGTTCAATAAACTCGTTGATGGCCTTGGTCGTGAACGACACCACGCAAATCCGTGATGGGTGGATCCCCTCCTCTAAGGCTTCCTCAACTCTTTTGATAAGTGTGTATGTCTTGCCACAGCCCGGAGGCCCGAGGATCAAGGTCGTCTTAGGATTCACGACGAGACTCCAGCCACTCTTCGATGTCCGCGTAGTGCCAGCGACTAGACGCCCGCTTGGCGTTAGCGTCGCTCAACTTAAACGGCTTGGGAAACCGGCCCTCGGCTACCCACTTGTAGATCGCGGACTCTGAGACGCTCAGCATGGCTGCCACGTCTTTTACCCTGAGCAACTTAGAAGGGGACGTCATTCGTGATTTCCTCGATTGGTAACGTGATGTCGATGTTCTCGAAGGCGGGAACAGTCCATACTCGGACCGTGGTCCTCGATCCATCTGCCCTCGTGATGTTATGCGTGTGGTGACATTCTTTGCCACCGTTCAGACGCTTCAACTGTTCTTGGACCTGGGCCCTCGTGTAGTATGTGAACTTGCGGTAGGTTAGGTAATCCATCAGGCCGTCGAACTTGAACATGGTCACACCCTGATTGTTAGTCCAAGGCTTACCGTGCAGCAGTTCCTCGGGGTGGAGTGCTCTGATCCGGCTCGTACAGAACTGGCGCAGGTGCTCCATGAACTGTCCTGTCAGGGTCAGTTCTTCCGGAACCTCCTGTCTCACGGCCTCCCTCAGAAGCTTCTGCACCGTAGCCTGCCAGCGGTTGCCCCGCATGGTCGGAGGCATGACGGTGATCTGCTCC